GTTGTCGGGATGGCATAGCCTGCGGTGTAAGTGACAGCGAGGGTGCCCGATGTTGTGATGGGGCTGCCCGTAACGGTCAATCCTGTCGGGGTGGTCATGGCCACCGATGTGACGGTGCCTCCCGCGCCCCCCTCACCGCTACCTGTTGGTGGACCAACTTGCAAATCGTCAAGCGTTATCTGGTTACCGCCGCCACCGGCAAGGGTAAACAGGTTTAGAAAAAACCGATACCACTCACGCGAAACCATACCCGTGCGCGAGTCGATGAACTCGACCCGGTTTGACGGTATGTTGGTAATATTCCGTTGTTCAGGCATTGGTAGGCGTCACGTAGAGTTCTGCCCCCATGATGGCGACTTTGACTGGGTCAGTGCCTGAAACTTCATAGACACGATCACGCAGTTTTAGCGTCATACCAAGGCGACGGAAAATTGCTCGGGTGAAGTATTCACCAATCTTCCCCATTGACACCCAGCGCTCATTTGACCAAGTGTGGCCGCCATCATCAGACCAACGCAGCATCATTTGAGGATTACTACCCTGACCTGTGTTTGTGCCGACACCTGCTTCACAATCGATCTGCAAAGTGTGTTGTGTGCTGCGCTTCAAATTGTTTTGACCGGTGCCCAAAGCACGCCATGAACGCAACCATTTTTGGACGTCACCGTTGTCGGTGTAGTCATCCAAGTCATACGCGTACAAGTTGCCGTTTTCAAAATCGCCAACGATGACCTCGTCGTTGTAGACCACTTGGCAGTTTGAGCGATGGCGCACAAACTCACCATTTGACCAACCGGCACGCTCATGCCAAGCCTGAGTTGCCACATCGTAAACCCAAGTAGTTTGAGCCGTTGGGAAAATCAAAACGTAGAAGGCGTGACCATCTTGCTGATAGGTGTAGCCGATAGCATCCGACAAGTTGCCGTATTGCTGAATCTGCCACTCGACAGCATGGGTTGAGATGCGCTGGCCGGTGTAGCCGTTGGCGCGGTACACGATACCGCGACCACGGGCGTCAGAACCCAGCCAAAACACGCCATTGTCGAGTTTTGCAACCGAGTAAGGGGCAGCACAGCCAATCTCGTTGAAAGCGCCTTGGATGCGCTGTAAAGGGAAATCTGGCAAACCTGCGTCGTACCAGACCTCAATTGAGTTTGTGCCAAACAACCACGCTTCGCGGTGGTCGATGATCAAAGACACCAAGCCGTCTGGGTCACCTTCAGCACTGGCGAAGTCCAGCGGGTCAACCGACAAACCATCAAGCAGTGCGGTCACCCACACGCGCGGGCTGTTTGGCTCGTTAAACACAAAGTAGCCATCCAAATAACCCACAGTTACAGCGCCGGGAAAGTCGGGGTCTGTGATCTGAGCAAAGACCTCGGTGACCGTGTTGTAGATGAACCCGTCGGGGTTGCAGGCGATGAAAATCTGCGTGCCGTTGTCTGACATCGAAACCGGACCACTGCCTGTCACAGTGCCGATGATCACGCCTCTGTAGCGTGTTCTACCGTATGTCTCGACTCGGTAAAAGGTGTTTCCCGATACCACGTACATGATCCCTTTTGTCTGCCAAAGCCCACGGATCGGACCACTGCCAATCGTTGCTATACGGCGCAGGCCCGGACAGCGGCTCAGGAACGCAGGCTCCTTGCCGCCTTCGGGCACAAGTTCAGGGAAAAGATTCACCATGCGGTTATCCGCAGCATTGACGCTGCGGGCCACGTAGCTAGCACCAAGAATCGGGGATTTCATCAGTAGTTACCAGCGTAGATGTTGTAACGTTGACGTGTGGCCACAATCGCGTAAGGCATCGACATCACATCATCGGGGTTGTTGATGCGCTTCAAGTTGCGCTTGGATGTCATTGCGATGCGTTGCACTTGGGGTGATGGTTCGACACCAAACTCGGGTGCGATCTCGCAAGCCAAGTTGTACGCAAACGCACGCAGGTAGCCCGGAGGGAACAGAATCTCTGTGCTCAGGGTTGCAGGTTGTGTCAACACCTCAACACTGATGAAGTGCCACTCCAGCAACCGCGTCGGGCGCGGGTAGATGAAGATGTCGAAGTCTGGGTAGGTGTTGTTAACAAACATCACCTGCGGGAAGGTCGAAGTGACCGTCTTGACAGCGATGCCATCGTACTGTTGCTGATTGATCAGCTTGATGCCATACGACACACCTGTGCCGGGGTCTTTGAAGTACGTGGCGTCGTCCACCAGAATCGGACGCACAGCGGTGCCGTTGAGGCGCGTTAACGAGCCTGTAGGACCAAGAGTTTCGTTGATCGAGCCGGTGGGCCAGTTGACGATTTGGTCAATGGTGGAGAACACCGAAAGTCGCTCGGTGTTCCAAGATTCGATCATTTGGTTGAGAGCCATCAGCGCGTCTTCCGACATCTGGGCTGTGGGTGTCTCACCTTCAGCAAGCACACCTAGCAATCGCAACGCTCTGTTGATTTGATCGCCTGCGGTATACGTTGCCATGTTACTCTCCTTGATCGGCCTGCGGTGCTAAGAATTCTGGCACTTGTTCGGCTGCGGGTTGTTCTGCTTCAGCAGTCTTGCGACCACGCTTCTTAACTTCCTGCGTAGGAGCCACTTCTTCTTTGACAGAAGGTGTTTCGGGAGTATATCGCACCCAGCCGTTTGCTTCATCAGCAACAGCTTCGAGTTCCATCGTGGCAACTTTTGCGCCGTGGATGGGGTGGGTCATGTAAATAACAGCCATGAGAAGTCCTTTGAAAAACGGGGGCCGAAGCCCCCGAAAAAGGCCGAAGCCTTTGTGATTTAGCCGATGCGGTACAAAGTCCAAGTACCAGAGCCGGTCTTGCGTGCACGGAACGCTTGTGCCGTGCCAGCAGTCGCAACCACAGTCATCAGACCCACCAGTGTCCAGCCAGTGTTGGTCACCAAAGTGATCACACCAGAGCTAGAACCGTCAACGTTGACCACTGAGAAGTCGAACGCAACACCGGGTTTGTCAGCACTTGGCAACGCGGCTTCAAGTGTAGCCACGGTTGGCAAAGTGTAGCTAGCAGCCGAAGTGCCGGGGCTGCCCAACAAGATGCCGTTAAGCACTTGGTCAGCAGTCAAGGTTGCGGTTGCTGTTGCTGTAGCGGGTGCGGGAACAACAGAGAAGCTGGGTTCGTTAACGTTGCCGTCACCAATTTGGTAACCGCCTGCGCCGTTTGGTAATGCCATGATAAATTTCCTTTAAAAAGATTTGACAAGAAAGGGGACCGAAGCCCCCGTTTCGGTTTAGCCCCAGAGGCGCACGCCCATCTGAGGACGGATAGTGCTGTAACCGTACAACACGTCCACGCGGCAAGGCAAGCGGTCGTTGTTGATGTCGTATTGACGAACAACGCGCAAGCTGATGCCATTGTGCACAGCACGGGCAGCCATGTCCACACCTTGTGGCAACAGCAAGTCAGCAGTTGCGAAGGTGATGGCGTCTTTGTGGTACACCAAGTTCTGTGGGTACTGAGTTGAAGCAGTACCAACGAACACCACGGCCTTGCTGGTCTGTGGCAACACGTCCACAGTAGCGAGGGCGTGGTTGGCAGAGTACATGGGCGACACGGTGATGTTGCCAGCGCCAGAACCGTTCAAAGTCACGTCAGCAGTAGCGACGAACTGGAACAACGAACCGGTTGATTCGCGGGTCTGTGGGTTCACAGCGAAGCAGTCAGCAACGGTGAACACGTCACCGATCTTGACGGTAGCGTTAGCACCTGCGCCGGTGATGGCGATGGTGGTTGCGCCTTCTGAAGTCACAGCAGCAGAAGTTGAACCGCCGGTAGCTGTACGTGAGCCAGTTGTGAACTGCTTGATGGATTGAGACATGTTGATCTCGTCAAAGCCCAACACGCCAGTGCCCATCATGCCGTTCTTGAATTGACGGCTGATAGTGTCTGTTGGGTTGAACAGACCTTTCAAACCTTCAACCAAGCCAGCGTTAGCAGCAGGGTTCACGGTGGCGTAACGTGGAGACATCACAGCAGCGTTCTCGTTCAACTTTTGTTGGGCTTGCAACAAGACCAAAGAAGTTGCGGGAGTGGTGCCGGGAGTACCAACAGAGTTGCCGATGCCTTTGTATGCGTTGGCAACATCAGCGTCAACGCTAGATGCCAATTGGCTGATACGAGGCTTCAACACACGCTCTGCGAAGTCGTCCAATTGCATGGTCAATTCAGCAGATGTGAAGTTGACACCGATGTGCTTTTGGCTAGACACGGTCAAAGTGGTGAACTGTTCGTTGTCGTCTTGAACTTGCAAGGCGGCACCGTCGGTCACCAGAGCGCGGTCGGGCAAACGGATACGCAGAGTTGAACCGATCTTCGCGCCTTCAACAGCGAAGCTGTCGTCGTACTGACGGTTCACGTTACGGGTGATCACCAGATTGTTCTCGAGGATTTCGAGAGCCTTACGGGTGATCATGTCAATGGTTAAGATGCTATTAGACATTTTGGTCCTTTTAAAAAATTAGCGGGACATCTGTGCTTGCAACTTCTTAATTTGGCGTTGCCGTTCGGCTTCAATCCACTGTGAGTCAGTCATGGTCTTCGATGAACGAGGATCAGTCGTGTCGTA